ACAGAGGAAGGTCGCAACATTCGCCAATATTTTATCGAGGCTGAGAAAAAATGGAAGATAGTCGAAAAGGTTGATCCGTCGTTAGCTCAGCAGGTTGAATACCAGCTTTTGATTAATGAAGGTCATCGGCTAGAGGCTAGTAAACACCAAGCAGAATTAGCTTTATTGCAGTTTCGTAAGATGGTCACTGACTTAGCGACTGAGCCTGTACAGCAAAAAGTATTGGGTTATTCCGAGGTAAAGGTCATCGAGTACCGTGATCGCATTATCAAGGATGACGACATTGTTAATGACGGCGGCACAGTAACAAAAGCTGAATTGTGCAAACGTTATGGATTTATTCGGAACGGCAAGCCACAATATAAGCTATTAAATCAGTACCTAGAAGAATCTGGTTTGAGCGACAATCCTGATGCGTGGCAGATGTCAGCTTATATCCAAGAGAATCAACAGCTAAAACGGGAATACATTGGCGAATTAGACAATTATTACCGCAATGACCAATCCCGTCAACGTTATTTGATTGAATAGATTTTCCTGGTAGTGGGAATATCTCTAATCAAACTTTTTAAGATAACCCTATAGATTGTTCTATGGGGTTTTGTTATGGATGCGGGTATCGAGTTAATCAAGAAATGGGAAGGGCTTAGATTAAATGCCTATTTGTGTCCCGCGAAAGTGCCCACGATTGGATATGGCTGCACTCGATTAGGCGGAAAGCCAGTCAAGTTGGGGATGCGACTAAAGGATGAAGAAGAAGCCGATAAAATACTAAGGTTTCAAATATCAATGGACTTTTTGCCTCAACTTCAATCAATACCCGTATGGCGTAGTTTAAATCGTGACCAGCAAGGGGTGTTATTAAGCTTTGCCTGGAACCTGGGAGCAGGCTTTTATGGGTCTAAAGGTTTTGAGACAATTACAAGGGCATTAGACAACGATCTAAGCGCCGTTCCAGATGCGTTGATGCTTTATGTTAAAGGTGGTGGTAAGACGCTGCAAGGGCTAGTCAATCGTCGCACGGATGAAGCTAATCTATGGCGACAATCAATGACTAACAATACTATGATTAACCTGACTAAATATCCCGATAATGTGATTGCTGATAAACCTTTTACTGTAATTGGCAAATTCAACGGTGAAACAGATGCGACTCTATCCGTGTTAGCAGACGACAAGTTTAAATTGCCAGATTGCAAAACTAAAGACGGGGTCATTGATTATCAGTTAAAGTTAAATACGGAGGGAAGCCGTAAAATATCCTTTCATTCCCAGAATCATTCGGCGTCGATTAAAGTAAATGTCACTAACGTAAAATCGCCACCGGCATCAAATAAAATTACATTGTCCGGTAGTGTTGGCAGTAGTGGTAAAAATAATAAAGACGATGTGACAAAAGTACAGAATAAATTAAAAGAGTTAGGGTATAACATTGGCACTGTTGATGGATTAGTAGGCAATAAAACTATTGGAGCTATTCGATTATTTCAGTCAATTATTAATGGACAGACAAAAGTTAGTGGTGATGGTCGGGTGGATGTTAACGGTAAAACTCACCAATGGTTAAATGCTAAAAATGCCCCTAAATGGCAGGCAATGCCGCCAACAAATAAAGCGATTAGTTATCATAATCGTGAACTAGAAGAAACATGGGATAAGCATGATTATGGAACTAGCTGGATGGCTGATGCTATTTTATGGATTGCCAAGGATTACCACCAAACCTATCGCGGTAAGAATCCTAATGCTGCTCTATTTACCATTAATGATGTTAGCCTTCCCTACGGAGGCGATACCCCAGATCATAGCGGTCATGAAACAGGTTTGTGTTGTGATATTTACCTTCCTAAGATAGATGGTGGTAGTGGTGGTATTGACTATCTTTCTAAGGCTTACGACTTGAAAGCATCTGAGGCTATTTTACGGTCTATTAATCGTTGTCCTATGGTTAATAAAGGTCAGGTCTATTTCAATGACCCTGTAATGGTTAAAAAGGGATTATGTAAATCAGTCAGGAGTCATCACCATCACTATCACATTGGCGTAAAAGTACCTATAATTCAAAACTAATGAAACCTACCCCTATTTTTAATCCCCAAGGTAACGACTCAGTTGACAGCCGAACTATTTGGTTTGGGGAAACAACAAACTTAATGCAACTTAATGACGTTCGTTATCAATGGGCTGTGCAATTATATCAACAGATGCGGGGTAACTTTTGGATTCCCCAGCGAATTGATATTACTCAAGACGTTAATGATTATGCTAACTTAACTGACCACGAGCGTAGAGCTTTTGACGGTATTTTATCTTATCTAACTTTTTTAGATTCCGTTCAAACTTGCAACATCCCCCACATCAAACTGCCTATTACTGCCCCTGAGATTAGTTTGTGCATGGTAGAACAAATCAGCCAAGAAGGGATGCACAATCAAAGTTATCAATACATGATAGAAACGATTATCCCTAGTGATAAACGTAATGCAGTTTATGACTTTTGGCGTACTGATAAGATTCTAAAAGAACGTTGTGAGTATATCGCTGGAATGTATCAAGCCTATGTGGATAATCCAACAGATGAGAATTATTTTCTTGCTTTGTTAGCAGACTATATCCTAGAAGGAGTTTATTTTTATACTGGCTTTAATTACTTTTACACTTTAGCTAGTCGTCATTTAATGGCTGGGTCTGCTGATATTTTTCGGATGATTAACCGTGATGAGTTAAGTCATGTTCGACTTTATCAAAAGATTTTACCTGAAGCAATGGAAACATTGCCTAACAATCTAGATGATATTTATATCATTTTCGATGAGGCTGCACAGCAGGAAATAAGCTGGACAAATCATATTATTGGCGACAATATTCTAGGCATTACATCCCAATCTACCGATCAATATGTTAAGTTCCTTACTAATAAACGACTAAAAGCTATTGGATTAAAAGAAATTTATCCTGGCTACAATAAGTCGCCTTATGCTCATTTAGAAAAGTTTGCAGATACTGAAGGGGAAGCCCATACTAAAGCTAACTTCTTTGAGTCAACCGTAACGAGTTATATGATGAGTTCTACCGTTGATGACTGGGATAGTTTTTGATGTTTAATATATAGATAGGAGGTCTTGTTATGGCTAACATGAAAACGAACGGGATTGATATTATCACCCCAGGTCAATTAAAAACATATAGGAATACAGCGTTAAGCTCTACGCCACAGGCTATATCATCTAGTAGTTGCATGGTGTTTAGCTGGACTTTGTTTAACTTAAATGATTCGACAGTTTATTTAAAGTTTTACAATGAAGCAAGCCCTACGGTGGGCACTGATACGCCATTAGCTGTCCTCCCTATTCCACCAGGGGATGGAACTAATCCTGGGATTTATATTGACGACAATAATGGCAGCTTTAGGGCATTTAACGCATTGGCGATCGCCGCTGTGACGGGATTATCTGACAACGATGCCACCACCCCGACTACGCCTATTTACGCTGAAATTATTTGGGGGTAATTAATTATGGGCTTACTTTATTCTCCAGTAGGCGGCGCAACTGGACCACAAGGGCCACAAGGCCCCGCAGGATTGTCAGCCCCCGATAATTTTATTCTGGTGTTAACCGAAGGCAATGCTTTTCTTGGTACTAACTTAGCCACAGTCGAGTATTTCCCCTACGACGCAACTATCCAGGAATTAATTCTCGTTTCCAATCCTGCCCCCACGGGTGCAAACCTGGTCGTTGATCTTAACGTTAACAACTCGTCTATCCTGTCCACTAAAATCAGCATCGACGCAACAGAAACTACATCAATCACAGCAGCAACTCCCTACGTTTTGTCCAGCACATCTATCCCAAAGGGTAGTCGATTGAGTGCTGACATTGACCAAGTTGGGGCTACGGTTCGAGGGGCTAACGTGCAATTGATTGTTAATTGTGTGAGGGCGTAATGGGTACTATTATTGTTAAGCCAAAATTAGATATTGATGCCAAGAATTATATTGACGCGGTACAAAATGCCGACCAAGCTTTCTTGGAACCAAATGTTAGACAAGCTATTAATCGGTTTGTCAAGGGTTGTAAAGATGACGGGATTTGGAATGCTATTAAAGCGAGTTGCATTCTTGCAGGGGCGAGGACATTGAACGGTGCTTTAGTGCCATTAAAGGGTAGTGCCCCGACTAATTTTAATTTTGTAACGGCAGATTACAATCGAAAAACAGGACTAAAGGGGGGTGGAGTAACAAAATACCTGGATAGCAATCGAGCCAGCAATGCCGACCCACAAAACAATCATCATCTATGCGTATATAAAACAGAACACGGGGGCGGGACTCAAGTTTACATAGGGGTACTGAGTAATAATGCAGGAGCTTCGCATATTGTGTCAAGCGTAACTAGTCAAACAACCCAAGCAAGAAGCCGAAGTGTTACAGCAAGAGGAACATCTATAAATACAACCCTAGGTACTATTGCTGTAAGCAGGTCAATATCAACTGAGTTTAGCTTAAGAGCATCGGGAGTTACCGAAGCATTTGCAGCAAACAGTGACGGTGTAAGTACAGGAAATAGTTTTGTCTTTGGATCTAACTCTTCTGGGTTATTTCTGGCAAGTGCTAGTAGGCTTTCTTTCTATTCGATAGGCGAATCACTAGAATTAACATTATTAGATACTCGTATCAGTACCTTAATGACTACTCTTGACTCTGTAATACCATGATAAAAATACTCTACTTCCAACCAACTCAGCAAATCTATCCCTATCCCCGCAATGATGACCTGCCTATTGTTGGGCTGTCTCCTGAGTATTTAGAGCTAGCAGAAGTCTTTATCGATCCACCATCCTACAATCCACAAACCCAATCTGTTGTCAGTAGTTGGGAGGTTGATGTTAGTGCTTTGGAATACCGGCAAGCATGGACAATAATAGATAATCCCCCAGTTCCTGATTGGGATGGATTTAATTTAACATTCACACTGCTACCCAGTCTTTTACAAGCGGAAGTAACAGCTAATCAAAATCATCCATCTATTACGGGGAAAAAGGATGATGCCTATGCCATGATTGACACCCACGGAGTCGGTGCTTTCGGTTTAATTTTTCCTTTATTCTGTCAAGCGGGGCAGGTTAGCACAGAGACTAGAATAGAGTGGGCAACATTGGCGGAATCCTTCAATATGCCCCAAGACTTTATTGATATTATCAGAGGGCCGTAGTATTTTAGACACCAATAATTTATAGGAGATTACTCTATGATAGCTGCACCAATTGTTTTGTTATTTTTACTATTATTATTTGTGGGGCCAATTTGATGAAAAGTTCAACAACGATAGAAGTGCAATTAAAAGAAACGACACAATGGAGTCGGGACTTTCCCCCACTCCCCGCGCCTGCCCCTGATGACTGGAAAAAGTTTATGGTTAAGCAACGTGTTGGCCCGGACTGGGACTTTCCTCTGCCCCCCGCCCCTGATGATTCGTAAAAGGAGCGTGATGAACAACGATAACCTTATTCCTATCCTAATCTTTGTTGCCTTTTTTCTATTGATTTGCGTTCTTTTTGGAAGTGAACTAATTTCCGATCACAATGCTTTGATTAAGGTGTGTTTAACATCGCACTCAATCAGCGAGTGCAAGTCATTCTTTAATTAAGCGGTT